TAGCTATTATATCGTCTCTATTATATATATCTTTATTAATTCTGACTATTTGCTTTATTGGAGTATATTTATACTCAAAAGTATCTTCTGTTAATTGATATTTCACTCTTTCTAATTGTAAAGTGAATAATACAATAGGAGTAAAATCATCATACATTATAATACCTGGATTTCCTAAATATTTAACATCTCCAATATGTATTAACTTTAAATTCTCACTAGGATGTGCATAATAAAATAAAGCTTTAAAAGCTGCTAATGAAGTTTTTATTTCTGAAAGTTCCCTATTCAAATACTCTAAAGAAACACATACTTCTTTTATTATATTTCCAATCTTTTCTTTTCTGAATATATAATTATTCTTAGCTAATATATGTGTTATAAAGTTGATATAGCAACAAGGTATTTCAATTATATCATCATCTAGAGATACTTTCATATATTTTTTAAAAGCTCCAGACTCTGATAATACTGGACTATTTGAGCCTACATTGAAAACATGTTCAGAGCTTCTTGGTCTATAGCAAGCATATATATAATTATTAAATCCTAAAGCCATTATAATTCAGTTTTAAAGTACATCATACTTGCATCATAGTAAGTCTTAAATGGTAAATCTCTCTTTATTACAGGATTAAGGGTGTTAGCAATAAAGTTAGTAAATAGATTTACTATTACAGAACCTATCATATTACTACAATATGTAGTTTGTTTCATACTACATACTTCACTTTGAGCTTGATAATCTTTAAATAAATATTCATCATAATATCTATTTATATTAAATGTATCATCTCCTTGTATACAGAATACTTGAAATTCCTCAATCGATAATCTTCCGTCTACGAACAGACAATTCTCTTTATTAGGATGATTAACTAAATGATTTACCCAAGCATTAAAGTATATTCTTCTAGCTTCCATATTATCAAAACCACATATCATAATATCAGAAGGTTTAGTAGTAGCTGTAAACTTTTGAGGTATAGCTACTGTACTATAATACATACTAAAATCTTGAGCAAGAGAAGCCATAGCATCTACTTTGTTCTTGCCTACCATAGAAGTAGAATATAACTGACCACTTAAATTAGCCATTTCTACTACATCATCATCATACAACACTATCTGTTTAGGTTTCATTCTAGATAACATCATGAAAACCCATGAACCTATACCGCCTAATCCAGCAAGCATAACATTGCTATCTTGAATAGCTTTATACCATGTAGCACCACTAAATCTAGATGTACTATCATCAAATTCAACCGATTTAGAATTAACTGGTAATAATGCAATAGCTTCTTCTGTAGATAATATATCTTCTGATGTATCACTGCCAGTTTGCTCATTACTCTCAGTTTCTACAGAAGGATTTTCTAATTGCTGAGTATTAGCTTCTGCAGTAGTAACATCTGTTAGAAAATCTGTAGGTGGTTCTAACCCTGAAGATTCAGATGAAGTTGCATTAGAAGCAATTACATCTAAATCTAAATCTTCATTTTCATCACTACTAGATATAATTGAATCAATTACTGTATCAGTAACATCTATGTTAGATATCGAAGGTTCATTTATAGATGTAGGAATAACTATAGTATTATCACTATTCATTATTACAGTAGAAGTTTGTTCTATATGCTCTAGTCCAAACTCTCTTAATACTTCATCTACATTTATATCAACAGGTTGTGCAACCTGTGTATTTACTATACTTAAATCATCCATCTTTCTAATGAGCTAATAAAGTAATCTAAATATTTATTCTTAGGTAATTTTTCTAATGCTACCATTACATCATATGCCCAAATAGCATCAATATAATCTTTACCTTTCTCATCTAGTTTGTCATCAGATATTTCTATCTCCAAGAATTCTAATAAAGTATCTGCCCAATACTGAAAATCAGTATCAGCATCTTTACTAAATCTTTTATCATAAAGTGCAGGCATATTAGTTGCCCATTTATTTAAATCTATATTCTGTTTATAAGGAGAGAAAATATCACCTGTAATAATTTGTAATATAGTTTTATTTACTAAATCTTTATTAATATGATCTTCTCCATATAACACAGAAGGATCTAATTCTTTATATTCAGGTTCTTCTTTTAACTGTTCCTCAAATAAAGATAATTCCTTAACATTATTGTAATTATATTTAGGTGAACGTTCACTAGTTTCTAGAGGATTAGTATGCTGTTCTAAAGGATTAACAAATCTACGATTAATATAACTCTTATTATTATTTCTAACCTCTTCTAATCTAAGTTCAAGTTCACTCTTAGGAATATTAACTTCTTCTACTGTTATATCTAAAGGATAATATTCTATAAAAGATTCTTCTCTTTCAAAGTCTACTATTTCTGCATCTACTGTTTCATTATTAAATGTATTATAATGAATAGTATTCTTACCTTTTGATTTAGAAGTTACCTTCCGTGTGATATTAGCAGTATAGATACCAGCATTATTAACAATAATGCTTAAGAAATGATTTCTATCATTACCTTCTTCTTGTAAGGTATTAATATCTGTACCACTGAAGAATGTCATTTGTGTTATCATGGAAGCTCTTTATCTTCCATTTCTATATATTACTATATAGTTCGGACTATATCTTCATTAGGATTTATTTGAAGTTCCTAATGCTGAGCATTCGTGGCAGAATTATATTCTATCTCCTCTTCAAAAGGATTCTTGATAGTTTCATCTGCTAGTCTCTGAACCTGCCTAAGACATTTAATCAAAGGATTGGCTGCTGATTGTCCCTCTAGTAAATTACTAAAGTAGGAGTTTCCAGCAATTAACTCAGTTTTAAATGACCACATTGCATATTGATAAATTTTATATTTTCTGTCTAAATAGATTTTTGAATCTTTGTATATATAATTTAGAAATTCTAATACTCTTTTTTTATCTGCTAACTTCCAAGTAAAACATTGTCTAGATGGTTTGTACTTATATAATCTACAGTTAGAATAAAAGTACTTTTGAAAAGTATTTAATAAAAATTCTTCGTTTCCTGCTACTTGTATTAAGTATTTATTACCACTAGAATAATGTTTACCCCAAGTTACAGAACCATCACCATCAAAATAACCACGAAGAAAATGTCTAATTAACTGTTCGGGAATGTATTGGAGTATATTTGAATCTAGGTTATATGTTTTCTTTCCAGATATTCCCATAGCCACTAAAGGTTCGATTAATTCTTTTCCATTTATACACAAACTACACTGATATAATATGGAATTATTAGTTCTTGTATAAGGATTATCTTTAACAACACCTCTTTTAATAGGATGAGTTGAGTGCATTGCAAGCTTAATTTTATCTAATAACTGATAATCAGAATCTTGTAATGCAATAGATATTCTATAGTTTTTAGAATCTATATGTCCGTCTGCACATATAAATCCTAAAATGTAAGCTTTTTCCTCTGTATTTATATTAACAAAAAAACTTTTATCTACCTTATAAGTAGCATTAGTAGGGTAATTTTCTCTAGAAAGAGTTGTCCACCCTTTTTTCTTAAAGTAGTTATATACAGGTTGTGAATACCTAAACCCTAATGTCTTAGCAATTTCTAAAGCATATTTACCCTCTGCATGTAAAGCATCTATCTGCTCTGCGTAATCTATAATCTTTAACATATAATTAAAATTTTAAATAACGCTGCAAAGGTACAAAAAATTATCTAAATAAACAAAACAATATGTATAAAATTTTATGAAATAAACAATTCTATTTAGCCATTGTATTGTGAGAATGCAGTAAACCTGTATAACAATCCCATAATTCATGAGATACCATATAAGAAGACAATTCAACATCATCTTGATATTCAGTATAGGTAGCCTCTCCTACATCTTGTAAAAAGAAATCTTTACATATTACATGTAAGTTTTTATCTTTAAAACTACCTTCTACAGTATAAAATACAGTTCCTGACCATTCATTTTTAGGTAATCTATCACATAGAAACCGTATCTTTTCTTCTAAGTCTTTAGTTACTGTTAACTTAAAAGACTCTTGTCTCTTTACTAATTTTAATTTGACTGTTTCCATTATAATATAAATTTATATATTTAAGTATCGTGAATACAATATAATCTACTAAACGTAAATCTAATAATAGCAACTTACCTGAACTATATACATGATTAGAATCTTTTGATTGTAGCTTTAACATTTTACCTTTAAAAATAAACATATCTTCACCACATCTACTTTCTAAGGCACAATCGTTAGCTCTATCATTGTTTGCTTCGTATATTTTATCATTTATAATTATTTTTTCTGATACTATACGTTTGGAATATAATAGTTCTTTTGATATTATTGTTTGTAAAACCACAGAACTGTTATACAAATCTATAAAGCTGTTACTAATATCTAATACTGCTTTAGTGTAAGGCATTGCTAAAATATATCTACCTTCACTATATGAAAAATCAAGTACTTTATTATCTATTATATAAGAAACAATAGTATTAATAAGTTCTACTATTTTAGATTGATTTCCACTACCGACAAAGATTTCGGGAATACTAGAAGCTGGTTTAAAAGTATTACTTGATACACCTTTATTTGCTCCTATATTTCTCAACTTGTTGTAAGGAACACCTATTATAGATTCTACATGTACATATTTATCTAGCTCCCAACAGTATAATTTCCACAAATCTGTATCAAAATTTACTTTAAGTTTACTTATAGTATTATTTATAGGTCCACTGCCAAGACAAGACTCTTTAAATCTTTTTATGTCAGATTTACGTATTGAACTTACATGAGAATGTAGATAATCACTTTCCCATTGTTTAGTATCATAAGTAGTTCTATTAAAGAAAGGACCTGCTACAAACTTACCAGTTGAAGACACTATAGTAATTGCTACTAAATCCCATATATCTACACTTTCATCATATTCATTTGATACAGTTACTGTAGGCCAATGTACTAATATAACCTTATTATAACTATCTCTAGATATATATGAAGGATATAATATAGCATCATTGCCAGTGGAATTCTGTAAATCTACTTTGTCTTCACCAAAGTAATCTACAAATTGCTGATAAACATCTTGTATTGCAGACATATTATCATCAGTATAAAAAATAAGGAGGAAAAGTTAATTCTTTCCCTCCTTAGTATTTAAAACCCAAAATTAAACTTACTTATTGAACAACTCCTTTAAGTCAACATCTGAAAAGTTAACTTCTTCTACCACAGTTTCAGGAGTTAACGTCTTTGCTACTTCAGACATATCTTTAATAACTTCTTCAGAAAGTGAACCTATAAACTTTGCAAGGCCTTTAATAACTTTATTATACTTTTCAGTACAATCTTTATTATCAAGTTCTTTACGAACAGCTACTACCTTAGGCTTTGCAGGGGCAGCAACATTCTTAATAGGACTAACTGCCTTGTTTTTCTTAATATTTTTATTTACAATTGCCTTAACTTCCTTCTCCAAGTCAGCACTGCTTACTTGAGTGAAATTCTTACCATACTTACTCTTAATAGAGTCAGCAATACCAAGTCTCTTTACTTCTGAATAAATTTCCTTTCTATCCATACCACTTTTAATCTTTTTGTTTGTATTTGTTAACATGTATACTAAATTGTTTGTAACTGTACCTTTATATGATACGTTTGTAGGTAATAAACTATCATCAGACATTGGAGTAGTCTTAGTAAGACCTTCCAGCCAATCTTTACCTTCATAACTAATACCAGCTGCTCTAGCTGCTCTCTTCAATTCTCCAAACGTAGTAGCATCAGTGTTTACCTCTACTTTATTATTAGATGAGGAATCTACAATAATAATTTTTCTTGTTTCCATTGTTTTTTCTGTTTTTTTGTTTTATTTTATGAGCTTATGTTTTAACTAACAAACTTCTTCTTAGATTAGAATGGAAGCTCATTATACCATTCTTCTCTAGCTTCTATAAATAATTTTCTAAAAAAGGTTTTGAAGGTTTCCTTACCATAAGCTTTATAGTAGTCACTAATGTCTTTACCTTCAGGAAACTCTGGGATAACAACATTTATAAAATTATGCTCTTCGGATAACTTAAGAGCATCTTTTTTACCTTCTAGGTCATTGTCTAAACAACAATAAACATCAGTGAATCTTCTTTTCAATTCTTTGACTGCTGTATCACTTATTGGATAACCTTCGCCCTGTAAACAGATACAGTGAATATACAAATTAGACATTAAACAAAGTGCATCTTTGACACTACTGCAAATACATACAGCTTTACCTCTTTCAGGTAATTTACTCCATAGTCCTAATACACTCTTATCATGACTATTTTGCCATTTATATTCTCCTGCATTATAAGGTTGGTAGAACTTCATAGTAGTTCTACCTTCCTTATGCTCCACAAATGCATAACAGTATTTATCAGCTCTAAAAATCATTTCTTTTCCATCTTTTATTATAAATTTATAGGATACTGGATACACATTAGCCCATTTAAGCCACTCTAAAGTTACTCCATAGCTAGCCCAATATTCTATATCATAGGATTTCCATTCTCTTATAGTACATTTTAGTTCCTTATTACCTGTATTCACAGTTACATTAGGAGTAGTAGGATTAACACTACTCACATTACATTCAATGTGTTTACCTTTAACTACTTCTTTAACTATCTTATCAATAGTACTATTATAGTCAAGATTCCACAATTTCATTAAAAAGGTAATCATAGAACCTCTATCTTCTTTGTCTCCAAAGTCAATGTAATTAACATCAATACCATTAGGAGAATAGAATCCTAAAGATGGTTTACTGTCTTTTCTGAAAGGACTTACAATTAAACAAGGAATACTAGTTATTCCTAAATAATATCCTAGTACATCAGCCTCACTTACTTTGTCAGTAAACATTTTTTTACAATTTGATGGTTTTCCAGAGCTTATCATATATTTAAATTATTAACTATCTTTTCTCTTACCAAGGAGATGCATCATTAGATGCTGCATTTGCAAACGGATCATTGTTTGCATTATTTACTTCAGAACCAAAGTCTGTAGGAGTAGGCTTATATTCCTTTAACTCACAGAATTCATAAGTTCTATTGCTAAGACCACCATTATTCTTAACCTCTTCAACTTTCTCTTGAAGCTTTGAATAACTAGTAGCACTATTTCTTAACACAGTAGCAGTATAGATGTCTTGATATTCCTTACCATCATCAGTATTACGAACACCAAAGAGCACCTTTACTTTATTATTAGGTTGAAGAGCAATAGCATCCTTAATTGCAGAGAAATCTCCCTTGAACATCTTCTGAATTTCTTCAGCACTGAATGAACACTCACATTCTTTGAGAGCATCACCAGTCTTTTCTACCCAAGTACCGTTGATGTAATCAAAGCCATTAGTATCACCAGCTGAACCAATTACTAGATACTGACGAATGAAATTAGTAAGTTCATACTCACCATTATAAGCAGGACGATAAGCACCAATAATCTTTGCAGGACCATTAGAATACATTACCTGACCTTTATTCTTAATAGTATCTTCAGTTGCCCAAGCACTATTATTATAAGCATCAAGTACTAGATACTTACCACTTTGAGAACCTTTCCTATACTGATTTCTGATAAAGTAAGTCATTCTTCCTACATAGTCAATACCATGCTTCTCAGAGTCTACCTTAACAATAAAGTCTACTCTTGCATAATTAACTTGCTTTCCATCTACTTCCTGTACACCAGTATACACAGGCTCTTCTTGAGGCTCATACCCCATAAGCTCTTTAATCTGAGCTTTATTAGGATTTACTGCAAGTACAGATACACTACCTACACCAATATACTTCTTAATCTCTACTGCTTCTGTTGATTTATTACCTGGTGCTATTAAAAATAAGAAATTTTTCATATTATTAATTATATTTTATTATATTTTACTATTATATTTTACTTATAAACCCATTTATAACCATGTGAATGATGAACAGGATAAACCTTTTTACTTTTTGAATCTTTTAAATATCCTTTACAGCAACTAATTATACTTGCATTTTTAAATCCTAAACATCTTTGTATCTCTATTATAGATGGCCATTCTTTAATAAAATTACCATCTAAATCTAATTGTATAATAGGTTTTGCTAACTTAGTACGTCTAGAACCATAGGAACAATTATATTTATTATCGCACATTTCTAGATTAGTAACGTCATTATTTTGTTTATTTTCATCTTTATGGTTTACCTGCAATTCTTCAGAGTACTCGTCTAAAAACATTTTTGCTACTAATCTGTGTACTTTAAAAAACTTAGTATCTTTATCAATTCTAGCACCAATATATAAATATCCATCCTTATCTACAAAGCACTTCATATGAAGTTCTTTGATTTCTCCATTTTTAAGAAAATGTACAGATTTGATATTTCCTTTATTACTAACAAGATATTCTATTTTAGAATTCCTATAAAAAGATTTCCACTCTTCTATCATCTACATATTATTTATACTTTTATATTTTTTTATTTATTCAATATTAATTATTAAAGAATGCTTTCTGTATTAAAACTTACATTAGCATCTGAAGGAGCTTCAATTTGAGGCTCTGCATCAATCATAGGAGGCAAAATGGTATCTCCATAGCGTAATACATATTTGGTAACTTTAATCTGCCTACCATCCTTGTCTACTTTAGGAGTACCATCTTCATTAAACTGTGGAATAATCTCCTTCTTGTAAATATCTGTAGACTTAAAACCTCCAGTCTTACGCATAACAGGAGCTTCTTGCTCATTAATACCAAGCTGAAGTTCTTCAACTTCCTTAGTTAAAGCATTAATCTTTTCATTTAACTTGCAGACCTTCTGATAATCAGCATCTACATTCTGTGCAACCCTCTTGATGATTGCCAACTCACGATTGTTTAAAATTTTGTCATTCATAACTTATTTAATTTTTTAATTGTTATTGTTGCTGATATTCTCAGCATTTTCATTGTTTTTTAAATTTTCCTTAATTTTATTGACAGACTTTTTAATCTGACTTATTTGTTTATTAAACTGCTTATTAATAGCAGCTACTCTACTAAGTTTCTTACTACCAATGTGTTTACCAAAATACCATTTAGCAGCATGTAATATATTCTTTACTTTATTATATACTACAAACTTCTTAGTATTAACATTATAAACTAATTGGTCATCAAACTTATGATTCTGTAAGAAATCTTTATAGTCTCCATAAGGAGTACTTTTAACCCATTCAGCCATAAATCTCCTTTAACTTATCTACTATAATACTTAAATCGTTAGGAAGACTATCAGGTAAATCATCTAATGCACCAATACTATCTTTAGCAGGAAATTCCCCATCAAACTCTTTAACAAACTCCTTAACGGCTTTCTTTTCTTCTGCGTTATAAGAAGATTTTCCAAAAAGTATTATATCAAAATTTCCTTCTGGAGTTATATAGTCATCCACCATCTTACCAGTAGTCTTAAACTTGTAAGATATAGAATCACCATTTTTATCTTTATACTCTTCATAGTGGGCACAACAGATAATATTCTTATCTTCAGGCAACCCCTTCATTGCATTGAAAATAAGTCCCATACCAAAACCAATCTGCTTAGGTGTCAATTTGTTATCTTACAGGCTTTTTATCCTGTAACTCTATACCTTCTTGCACTGTTGGTATAGTTCAGCGTACATTTTCATCCTAAAAGTAGGAGCTGGGTACTCTTGGAGGAATTATATTCTATTTCTAGGTTCATCCTCTACGCGTTACACTGTGCAGTCCTTTTATCTACTGCATTTAGCACGGTATTAAGTGCTATATCCCTTTTCCTTTTTAAATATATTGTTGCACCTTCGTACAAATAGTCAAAAACTGCTTTCCTTACTTTAATATTGTAACTAAAATGAACACTCCAATATGGGGTGGTCTTTCTATTTTCTTCATATATTACCCATTTTAAAGTAGGAATTGCCTCTAAAAATTTGTCTTTAAGCTGCTCTGCAAATATAGGAGAATTACAGACCATACTAAAGTGTCGTGTACCTATAGAACCATCTCCGTCAATAAAACCCCTTATAAAATGTCTTTCATATTCTTTTGGAATATTGGGAAATACAAAGGTAGGAGCATAAGTTTTTCTAGGTTGTATGTCATATAATTCTCTTAAGTCCGAAACTAGTTCTTTGTCGCAAATTTGTAAAATAGTAGTCTGCTTTCTATTTCCAGAAGGCTGATAATATCTTAATTTATTATCAGGAGCGATTTCTTGCTGTATAAATTTAAGAATTTCATCGTCTTCTGAAACACATCCAAATCTTAATCTTACTAATTTACTAGGTCTATTTTTTCTAATAGACTCTTCTATACTACCATCTGCAACTATGTAGCCTAGTATATAAGCTTTAGCTTCAGAATTAATACATTTAAAATAATCACTCACATGATTCTTTTTTCCAGGAATATAACTTCTCATAATTATCTTAACTTATTCGGGTGTAAAGTTATGAATAATTATTGAAATATGCAAATCTCTTCACCGTTTTTATCCAGTTTTTTTCACATAATTTACATTATGCAGGGACACACTGTCTATCCCAGCCCCCTTTCATTGCATTTGCCATATAGAAATCCTGAGAAAGATAGTTGAAATCATCAACTATAATATTCTTATAAGGAGATTTCTTTAGCATATCAATTATTGCAGCAACTGCATAGAATCTGTCAAGACCAGTAATATAGTCTACTTGAATCCTATTACCCTTAGTCAGAACATCTGTATTCTGAATCTTATGGGTACTAGCATTCATTTCAATATTACCAGCTAACTTATATTCTGCATTAGGAACAGCTCTTCCTATACATTGTATAACATAAGTTTCTTTAGGATTTAATCCTTTAATTCCTAATTTTTCTCTACCACACCAAGAAGTAGTCTTTCCAAAACCACTCTTAGCAAGTACTAAAATTTTCGCCATATTATTTTAACTTCTACTTTTTATTTAAATGAAACAGCTTGCAAAAGTAATTTTTAATTTTATTATATACAATACTGTTATTAAAATGTTTATTAAATGTAAATAATAATGTGTTTCTATTATCAATACTTTGTATATATTGATATACTTTATTCATTCCTTCAATATCGTTAGGTAAGGGAAGTTCTGCAAATCTAGATACAGCACCATCAAAAAATAGTGGACATATACTTCCACCAGCTCCATAGTCTCTATCCTCACTAATAATAAGAAATCTACAGAAATTCTTTAATTTAGTTAAGTCATATCCTAGATACTCTCTTTTACCATACTTTTCAGGATTATAAAGTCCCATTAAACAATTTACATCTCTACTAGTTTCCTTATTATTTCCTAGTCCTGCTGCTGAAGGAATCATCATATCCATTTTAATGGCTTCTAAACCCTCAGTAGCTTGTGCTTGATGTTGAATGAGTACATAAATGTAATTAAGTTTTTTCTTAAGTTCTATACCATCTTTGGATATTTTTTCTATAGCTTCTCTTTGATCTTTAAGACCTTTTTCAACAGCTACATTTGCAGCATTATCCATTATGATAAACCTATACTCTTCTTCATCATCTTGCGTGTAGGGCTTAATAGGATCATATACTTTCTTTTCCTCTATTTCACCAGTAATAGGATTCTCAGATTCAACATTTATATAGTTAAACTTACCATGTTTCTTAGCATAATCCCAACAGAATATCTTTATTCCTGTAGGGTTTTTATCAGTATCATTAAATATAACCATCTTTTCATATGCTTGAATATATTTTTGATACCTTTCAGATTCCAATAAATTTAGAATTCTTTCATCACATGCTTTATCTACACTTCTAAGTTCTCTAGTATCTATATGAATGTTATCTAATCTCCATAAAAGGTGACAAAGAAACTCATTGTATTTTTCTTTAGCACTCATTTCTAATGAAAAATAGAGTACCTTAACCTTTAATTCTGGATGTTCCATCATATAGAATAAAGGCTCATAGATGAAAAGATAATCTGCTAATTTAGATTTACCAACTTTCTGATTTGCTGAAATTATAATTAGCTTTCCTTGTTCAACACCTGGATATTTTTTTCTAAATCTAGCAAAAGGAAATGGGAGACAATTATACTTTCCTTCTAGTAATCGCTCTCTTCTATGTCGATTTTCTTCTTGAACTTCTTCAAATCTACCCATATTATATTAGCTCATTAATCCAATCACTATTATTAGAAACATTTTCTTGTCCAGCATTATCAATATAATCAGCTAAATCTGATGATTCTATTCCATCTTCCTTTTTCCAAATAAAGTATTTAAGGAGTCTCATGAATTTATAATCTCCTTTAAAAGCTTCTACATATTCTCTAGTAGCATTAATTATCTGATCTTTTGTATAATTTCTACCATATATTAGGAAGAATTTTCCTAATTTTATTTCTATATCCCTTTGACTACCTTTCCAATTATAAGGAGTTCCAGGCTTTTTTCCTTCAGGATATATATCTCTTAAAGTGCTAGCTAGTGTAGTAATCTCTTCAGGAGAAGGCATATTATTTTCACTATTTTTTAAAATAGTTTTAATAATATCTTTACCATATTCAGTTAATTCTGGACTAATAGGATTGCCATAACAATCTTTACCTTTGAAAGTTAATAAACTTCTATTAGAAGCATCATAAGGACAGGATTCTGTAATAAACTGATTAGAATATATTGATAATAAATAAAGAAAAGTAGGTAATCTAATACCTACTTTCTCACATTCATCACTATTTATTACATATTTCATTCAGAAGCTTCAGAATTTAGGAATTTAATGTGTTCTACTTCCTTCTTCTTGAGATATTGCATAGATGTTACAAAGTCAATTAACTCTGCATTCTTCTTAATATCCTCAATCATACAAGGAATACATTCATGATCTACTACATTAGAAGCAATTCTATATGCAGCTAACTTAGCTCTACTATCAGCAAGCTTTCTTCCATAGTCTACATCAATAGAATCATTAGGTGAACATTTAGAAGTACCAGTAACAGCAAAGGTGTCTACTACTCTGTTGGTACTCTTCTCAATCAAAGTGCAATCATACTTGCACACAGTCACTTTACCATCCATATAAGTCTTAACGGATGGCTTTGAAAATCTTAATTTTAACATTGTTTTGTAATAATTTAAATTATACATTTTAGGGTGTGAACCCTGCTTACTTCTATTATAAAATATTATTTGTCTACATATCTAAAAGGATACTTACAATATTTACATTGAAAAGCTTCTCCATCAGAAGTTAGAGCATGTGAAATATTCAATTCAGTTTGTTTTCCACATTTAGGGTATTTGATGACTTTCATGAATTTATAATCTTTCTATAATTATCTGACACAATCTTACCATTAACAGAAGGATAGTCCTTATTAATAATCTTCATAATAGCTCCTAGATGCTTCATCGAAGCTCTATCTTCCATAGGTAATCCTTCAAGATACTTAGTAATTACTTTTATAGCTATGTTAGATTGTTCTTCTTCTGAAAGTTCTTTAGGGATAAATGTTTCTAGATACTTCAATTCTATAGTTAAATCCACAGTATCTCTTCCTGCACTAATAAAAGCTTCAAGCTCTTCTTTCCATTGTTTTTGAAGCCTTTTTAGTATCTTAACTTCCATAGCTTCATCTAATACTTTATCTTTACCTGAAGTTAAAAACTTTTGGTACTCAGCTTTAATAAGTCTGAGTACCTTTAGTTTATATTTCTTTTCATCAGTCATTGCACTAGATATAAGTGCATCAAGTTTGTCTTTAATAATCATTTTAATAATTCTTTAAGGTTATTAATACTATTAATACTAAGTTTAATAATTAAATCCTTATTGTAATCTTGTAGTATATCTTTAAGAATTTCTTCTTCTCTACTATTAATATAATAAGGAAATATTAATACAGGTTCTTTATGCCTTAGAATTCTACCTGCACGTTGCCATGAGATGCGTTGAGAACTATTAAGCATTTGAAATAATCCTACTTTACAGTCTACAGGATTCAAACCTTCATTTAACATATCTATAGATGCTATGTGTTTAATCTTTTTGTTATTAAACTTCTCAAGATTCTCTGTGCCAACTTTACTATTAACACAAGGACATCCTAAGGTTTCAGATTGTTCTATAGACTGACAGAAAGTAAGAACTCTATAATTCTTAAGTTCTTTAAGTATTTGCTTAATAAGTTCTTCTTTTTGTTTAGCTAGCCATTTTAACCGTTCTCCTGCTTTATGAAGCCACATGTTCTTCATAATAGCATTATGCATACCTTTTTGTTTATACCAATCAATAAGGTTACTTATGTCATTATAATACTGCTGTTGAGTACACAATATCCTTAAAGGACCTTTATAACCTCTGTACTTCCACTTTTCACTAAAGTTAATAGTCTTTATAGAATCTTCATTAGCAGTTTTCTTAATATTCTTTTCTATTACTTGATTAACTATAGTATTATTAAAAGTAAGAGGAATTAATATAACCTTTGGATCTGGTAAAACATTACTTTCAATAGCATCCTTTACTTTAACTTGTATTACTTCTACCTTAAATCTATTCCTAAAAAACCACAATAAATCCTTCTTTATAGTAGCAGATAATCCTATAAGATGCTTAGTATGTAATACTTTTAGTGCTTCTTGACATCTTTCAGATGTATGATGGCAATTACCAGCAATAAAAGAATATCCTTCACTTCTAACAACAATCATGTGAGTAGGAACTTCTACACAATATACATCATCGTTATAAGGAATATATTCTTTTGTCATTTGTTGGGTACATACTTTATCTATTTTACGCATAAAAACACGATAAACAGGATTAAAACTTTCTTTTCTGGTATCTTCTTCAACTGAAACAAGTGCCTTATACCCAGCTTGTATTGCTACAGCTGCTACAAAATCAGCGTTTTCCTTGATTACAGAGGAGTAATATACTGTATTACCACAATATTTTCTACTTCCATCCCATTCTAATATTTCTTCTATAAAGGAATTAGCTCTTGTAAATCCCATATTAATATTAAAATGAGTTTTTAATAGTTTTGCATCTCCCTTAGGAAGTTTTATAAGATACCTATCACATCCTTTTCTACCTTTAATTGTACTATATTTATCAGCTTCATAGGAACGTAAAATGCTTTTCATTCTTTCTTTCTTTCTTTCCTTTGTAAGTTGAATAGAATATACAGACTCATTTATTTGATGACGTTGTAATGCTCCGTCTGCCTGAATAGCAATAAATAATCTTTCAACAGGAGTTAAAATAGTGTTATCTCCAGTACCTTTTCCAGAAACAGGAATTCTTGTATAAGATGTTGAAGTTAAATCAGAAACAGGTTTCATTTTCCAACCATCTATATAATCAGTTTTATATACCATGTTATGATTAGGAGTTAAATAACAAAACCTATTTCTTCCTAAATGTAACTTACAAATATTACCTGTATGGTTTCTTTTAATAAGTCTTAAAGGTTTTACAAATTCTATATTACCCTCTTGAGTAAACTGTGCAACTAAATCATCTTCAGTTAAATTCTTAAATTGTTTATACCCAGTATTTGTAAGAATCTCTGTATCTCCTCTAAAACATTCATCCATCAAAACAGCATCCCAAAGTTCACCACAATGTTTAGGAAGAGATACATAGGTAGTAAAAGTCACATTAGGCAATAAATCACCATAATTCCATTTATTGATTTCATCAATCCAGTTTTGTTTTAAGACTAACCTAGGAATAACTATTAGAATCTTACTATCTATAGTACTCCATTGTTTAACCTTTTGTAAAGCTAATTTACTTTTACCAAAACTAGTAGGAAGTTGTAATATAAAGTTATTAGATACTGAAGATAATAAAGTATTTTGTACTTCTTCTCTAGTCATAATTATATACCTATTAAGTTATGTTCAAAATAATCTCTCATTAAAGCATCACATTCTTCATAATATTCAGCTAATAATGAATAATATGTATTCCATTCTTCCTCAGTCCATTCTCTTGAAGATTTCATAACTATACATAATAACAACAAAAGGAGAGAAGCAAAATACTTCTCTCCTAATTATCCAAAACTAACTTCTTTAATCTTTAAATATTACATAAGTATATGATAAACCACCTAAAGACTTACATAATCTATCTAGGTGCTCTTCAAGTCTTTCAATCTTAGACATCTTCCTCCATTTATTAATGGCAAATGCATACCATTCAGGACAAGCAGATGATGTCATATAATCATAAGCTTCATCAGTCATTCTAATAACTTGCTGAGCAGGAATACACTTTCTAGTTTTAAAGTCTAAACGCTCAGTAACATAGTATGATTTCTTTGTTTTGTTATCATACCTTTTAACTGAAAGAAGAATACAATTCTTCTTATAATTCTCTTGTGGGTTTTCATCGCACTCCTGCGAGGTCATCATTGTACTACCTGGTAATACAATAGTAACACTTAATTTAATAGCATTCATATAACTTTTTAATAAAGTTAATAAATTAATTGTGGAGGTAGAGGGTTTCGCTCCCTCGTCCGTTAATCTTGCTATAAGAAACTTTACATGCTTTAAAGGGGATGACTAGATAGTCATCAGTTCCACCACCCTATTTTGAGAAAACAGGGAAAACAGCCTTTATTCAAAGTAAGTTATGAGACTTTCTGTTTCCAAGTGGCTCACTCACTCAGTTGTCTTACGCAGCCATTCTATAGCTAACAGCAACAGGAGTCATATTGACTACCTTAGCGTTTATTGTTTTGTTATTTTAAGGTATAACTACCTGCATGATTTCTTATCTCTCCATTAACGTCTAACACTATATTACCCCCGAATTTAGTAGAGAGTGAAGGACTTGAACCTTCGACCTTGACCTTATAAGGATCCTGCTCTGACCTACTGAGCTAACTCTCCAAATAGTGAGAATCATATATCACTACATTATTCTCACTTAACAATCCGATTGAAATAATAACAATTTTACAAAAATGAAATGCCTACAATTTTTTTTTGGATTGTATATAATCTTTTCTATCTTCACAGACTAAAAAGATTTACTAAAAGTTTAATAATTAAAATTTAATAACTAAAAAACCTAAAAATTTAGTACCCCCAGATAGACTCGAACTATCAATATAGGATTAGAAATCCCAGGTTATATCCCTTTAACTATGGGGGCAAATATTTTTTTATAAATCTGCCTGCAAAGGTACAATAATTACTGCAAATATGCAAATATTTTTTGATATTTTAATATCTAGTAGTAATAGTATAACTACTTTTATATTTTACAGCTAATTAAATTATTTATTAAATTGTATTTATAAATTTATTTAAGTACCTTTGCATTGTTTTATATATAAAATCGTAAATAATAATATAGCTATGTTTTTTACACAAGAAGATTTTAGAAAAATAGAACAGTATCTTAAAGAAAATGCTAGAAAAGATACTGACTTTATCGAAGCTTAGTCTGTTGGTTATTAGGATTAGTCCGTTCTAGTGTAGGATGGATAGAATAAAAAAATATCTATCTATAATATACTTTCCTCTTAGCCTTTTATAGAGAAAGTATAGAATTTACAAGAACCTTTAAGACAATAGCTTGAAGAGCTTATTCAAAATATTAAACCACTATAGCAATATCCAACAACAGATTATGCTTTAAGGACAGATTTAATACCTATTATTAGGAATAATGAAATATTTCTTACTACATTTAATACTTTAGCAACATCTACTACTTCAGAAATGATAGATGAGCTTATGTAGGAAATAGATAATAATTATAATGTACTAGGTACAGCTGATGGGGTAGTAAGTAGAAATATATCTATGGAAACTTTAAATTCAGATTCTTATTACCATCATACCACTGATAGTAATAATACCAATGTGTACCTATTAAATAATACTTATGATAGTAGATACCCTATAGCTGTATATACAACTGATGGAGATCATTGGTCTTATAATACATAGTTGGTAACATTCTCTGTAAATGATGCCTTTATTGTAAATGGTAATTTATGGGTATATACAGGAAATACACCATCTGCTGAAGATGAACATATTGTAAGATGGGAAAATAAAGGACAGTATGTATAGACTGAAAAGGATAGATAGAGATAGTAGGTTATATAGAGTGTAATCAATAGCATGCAAGGTGTTGAATCTCAACCTATACCAGATAATGTAGTTAGACATAGTTACTATTCTTATGTCTATACTGACAATAATAAGATAGCTATTATTAAAAAAGATTAGTTAAATACATCAGCAAATGTAAATGAACTTATAGAAACCAACAATGCACTTTTGCAAGTAAAAGCTGTTATGAGTGATGTTTACATTTGTTATAATATAAGCAGATAATATAAATTTTAACATATGAACAGTGATATTTTAAAGTTGCTTGATGAAGGTGGTGCAAGAGAGATAACTAAGAAACTACTTTTAAGAATAATTCAAGCAGAAAGAAATAGTATAAGCGCAGCTGATAATGAGTATGTAAAGGTAGATCCAAATACAGGAAAGATTTCTACTGATTTACTTCCTGGATATGTGGATGATATACTTGAATTTTATGCTTTCTCAAACAGATAGGCAGAAATAACAATGTCTTCTGTTCAAAATGCTAGCATACTTCCCCCTAGCTTAGTAGACGAACTTTATAGTGGCAATGATGAGTATTCTATAGTATTTGATACTAATGATACTACATTCTATGCTAGAGTTTAGACAACTATAGATGGCAAAACAAAGAATACTTACTATACATCATGGGATTTTGAATCTACTGGATGGGATGCAAATCCACTAACTAATGGTAGTCATGCAAAACCAGTAAAAAATATGATGTATTATGCATCAGAAACCCAAAGATTGTATAGATGGGTACCCTCAAGTACTTCAAGTGGTGGAGAAATGCTAGATATCACTAGTGACACTCTTTCAAGAATGTTTACTCTTAATGCTACAGATAGTAAACTTGAAGTAAAAGCAGAGAATGGTGATGAGTACTTTGTAAACTTAACTAAATATGTTACACCTGCTACCTTAGGTATTGTAAATACTACTTTTGATGTAGATATTATAGCTGCTAATAATAATACGACGAACTGTAATATAATATTTAGTAATAAAACTGCAGGTTCTACTATAGTAAGTAGTATTAAAGATGGAGGTATAGATAGTGATAAAAGCTATTCAAGTCTAGCTACTTTAACAGATAATTATGCAACAACTGTAAATTTAAATAGTGGATATGATTACAGAAATGTTTTTAATGCTTTCATAAATACTCCATTCCTAAAGAAAACAATTAAAGCACATCAAACTTTAAATGGTAGAAGTGGTAATGAATCTACTATTGAAATTTCTTTTAGACCTAAGATAGCCAATCCAGATGTTACAATTACTAGAGCTGATATTGATTATGCTAATGGGTCATATGTTGAAAATAATGATAAATATTG